CACCTAATCCGCCGCGCGGGTAGGGTCCGGCGTTCCCGGCGTCACCTTCGATTCGCCGACGTCGTCCAACGGGTCCAGGTCGTCCACGAGATCAACGAACTTGTCAAAGTCGGACGGTATGTCGGCGGCGTCGGTGCGTAGGAGCGCGGCATGGACGACGCGTAACGTCCGGAGCGTGTCCGGCTCATCGACGCTGGGATCTAGGTATTTCTCTACCGCCGCCATATCGCGCGCGTTGGTCTTGACGGCGTGCTCACGGCCATCTACGACGACCGCGAATCGCATACGTAGGTTACTCATCTAGACGCCTCTCACGTGATCGCAAACCTTCTGAATCTCAACCTCGTATCGTGCTACCCATTCCGTCTCAGACGCCCGGACACCCTCATACAAAAAGTTGTTTGCCTCTATGCCGCGCTTCGGCCATCCGAAGTTGATCGGCCCGGCGTACGGTGCGAAGCTTCCGCCGCTCACTACTGACGCGCCGGTCTGTCGCACTCTGCCCCGGACTGATGACGCAAGATTGCCGGTCACGCGTGGAGCACGCCCAGCTACCCAAGCTCCCGCGATCTGCGCGGCGTACGCGTTCGCCTCTTTCAGACTGCCGAGTCCGATTCCGGCCTCTTTCAGTGTCCGGGCAAGATTCGCCGCTCCGGACACTTCCACGGTCGCCACTGGCTACCGCCGTACGCCGAGTAGGTAGAGCACGGCGACGACGGCGACCACGCCGACTTCGATCACGAGCCAGAGCGCTTGTGTGTTCGTCACGGCGCTTTGCCTGCCGTCCATGCTGTGCCGTCCCAGTGCGCCTCTCCGGCACTGCCGGACGCGCCCGTCTGGACGTACTCGCCCGTCGTCCACGCGGCGCTAGGTGACGCCGTGACGCCTCCGGCCTGCAGCGCGGCGACGTCGGCGGGAGGCGACGAGCCGGACGGCGTCCAGGTTCCCGGCGTGCCCGCAGTCGCGCCGGTCGCCGCAGATGGGTAAGCAATATCCAGCCCGCCCATCTGCCAGTCGATATCTGAGGTCAGACGCGTGTTGACGTCGCCGCCTACCGTCTCGTCGGGAACCTGCACCGTGACATTCCCGGTGTAGGTCGCCGCGCCGACGCTGTTCGGCGTGTAGGTGAATGCGACCACTTCGAGATCGTGAAGGAAGCAGTAGTTGACGAATCCGTCCTGATTGTCGAAGTCCTGAATCACAGTCCCGGCGAGTGATCGACCTTTGAGTGTCGTATCTCCGGCGATGACGTCGCCGCACAACGTCTCTTGCCCGTCGTTTTGGTTGTAGTTGCTTTTGATCCGGAGAGCCTGTCGACTCGTCGCCTAGCTTCAGTACTCCATCTTTCAATCGTGATTCACGTACTGTCATCTCAGACTCTCCTATTTTCTATGATGATGTGACGACGCGGAACTTCAGTGCCGGAACGGTGTCGCCCGGCGTGCCTGTGTTGAGTAAGACAGGTTCGACCAACGTCCACGCCGCGTTGTCGACCTTCCATAGCGCGGCGTCCACTTGCTCTTCGAGTTCATCGGCGATGGTGACCGTTGCCGCGTCTCCGCTGCCCGGCACCGTAACGAACACTTCCCAGACGCGCTCACGTGAGCCGTCGTTGATCGGCGTCGTCTGTGTCCAACGCGGCCACGCCATAAACGGCTGGATCGACGGCGGCGGCACGCTAAACGCAGTGACGCCGTCGATGGTGCCCAGCGCGTCGGCTAGCTCGTTGCGCGTGTCGAGAATGGCTCGCATGTGCCTATCCGATCGCAAAGATACGTGTTGGTTGCTCTAGCCGTTCGATCTCGCCGTCATAGCGGCGCAGTGCGACCGGCCCATATTCGCCCGCGTCGCCGAGCAAGCCGAGCGGCACGCCACGCGCCGCCGCCGCCCGGCTTACCCGCCGCTGCAGCGCCTCATTGAGTTGAGGTTGGACGATGTCCGGATCGATCCGGCAGACTTGCGCTTGCACTGCCGTTTCGCCATCGATGAGCGCCTGCAGTTGCTCATCACTCAGCACAGTCGCGGGCGTCTGTATCCACGCCCGGACATCGTCCAGCGTTAACGAGACGGTCACGGTTACCTCTTGCCGCCGCTTGCCACGCGCGCGCCAGCCGGAGCGGTCAGTTTCGCAAAGCCTTTCTCTTCGAGCATGCCCGCCGCGATGTACCCGCCGTAGGCAACTTGCACGCCCAGGATCGACGGCTCAACAACGGAGAGCAGACCGATCGTCTCTTCATACACTTCGAAGAGAGTCGAGCTACCGACAACGATCGTCCCGGCTGGCATCGTCGGCACGACGATGCGCGGAAGCTGCAGCACGTACCCGCCGAAGTCGCGGAGATCAGCTTCGCCCAGCGCGCCCGGCTGAATGCTAGACGGCCCATCGGTGCCGGGAGGCATAGCCAGTCGCGCGATATCGACAACTGAGCCCATCGCTGCCCACATGTCGATGGAGCACCAGACGCGATCCGGTAGCCGCTTCGCTCCGGCGTAGCACTGTGCCGCCGCCAGATAGAGCGCATGCGCCCAACCGGCCAGATCGTCGGTAGCTACCGGCGTGGAGTTCGTCGTGATCGACGCTACGAATTCCGCGACCACCGTTGTTTCCACGTCGATTCCGTAGATGTCGGCCAGGTCCTGAATGAGGATGTCCCACGCGGCAGGCGACGTCCAGTCGATGTCTTGCCGAGAGATATTGACGGTTCCGCCATGAGTGGACTTGCTGAAGAGAAGCGCGGCAACCTTGAGCGCCTGTGAGGGAAGCTCCGTCTTCTCTCCACCCTGCAGACCGGACATGGTGTGCTGGATGATCTTTGGCCGTTCGAACTGTGATCCGGCGATGCTGCCCATTGGCTTACCGCCGCCGAGCGACGTGATGAACGGTCGTGATGCGTCGATGAGGTTTACTACCGGCCCGATGATCGGCGTCGGGAGCAGTCCGGGTGTGTCTGTCGTCTTCATCGGCGCGACGACGCGCGCGATACGTCCGGCGGCGTCCGCGTCCGGCGGCAACTGCCCCGGCCCGTCACGGCGCGGCATCCCACGAGCGCACAGTGAGTCCACAACGAACGCTCCGGCGCTTCGGTACTCCGGCGCTGCAGCGTCGCCTACCGGGCGCGCGTCGCCGCGCGGCGGTCCCATGCGCGACATGCTGGCCTCGTGTGCAGAGCGCATCGTCTCGAACTCTTCGAGCGGTGAGATTTGCTCGTCAAGCTCTGCGATCCGCTCCCGCGTGGATGTGAGGTTTGCCCGTTCGGCGTCCACCATGTCCCGGTTGTCGGCGTCGATCCGGGTGAGCATTTCTTCAACAAAATGAACCTGTTCGGCGCGCTGCACGCGCAAACGGTCAAGCACTGGATTAGGCATCGTTACCGCTCCACTCGTCGTGATGGAAAGGATTTCCGCGAGTGGTTACCGTCTGCCGATCGAGTGACGCCAGGTGATCGGGCATCGAGTCGCATCGACATCGGTTCGGGTCGTGGTTTCACACTAACGCGTCTCTAGGCTGGTGAGGTAGTCTCGCCACTCTTGAATTTCCCGCCCGCCGCCGTTCGACCGGCGCGCGTGCTGTGGACGCTCTTTCGAGCGGACAAGCGTCACGCCCGCGCCCGCGTACGCCGGAGTCGGCGTCAAGCTCACTTCAACCAGCCGCGCCTCCTGTCGGGTGACGGAGTCCATATGCTCTGGCCCGGCGTCGGGATTCCAGTCGTCGGCGTACGTCCATTCCGACTGCAGCGGGACGAAACCGACCGAGAGTCCGGTGAGGAATCCGTCCCGCGCTAGCCGCGCGGCGCGTTGCGCCTCTTCCGAGTCATCGAGCGTCCACACACCCTGCAAGCCGTCGGCGGCCTCCTTCCACGACGTCGCCTTGCCTACCGGGAACGTCTCGTTGTTGTGCCAGAGCAGCAAGGGCAGCGCCGCCGCCGCTCCTTTGATCGAACGCGCAAAAACAGACTGCGCCATCTCTTCGAGATACCAGCCCACATTCGCCTTCTCCCCGTACGGAACGGCGCGCCCGGCCATCATTGTCAGTGAGTCCGTGGTCTCGACTTCATGTAGCTCAATCGCCGCGTAAGTGCGTACCTCCGGCGCGCTCATCGTTCTAGCCGTCGTCATTGCTCAGCCCTTCGCCGCTGGTGCCTTCGCCTTGTGTTG